GATGCGGCGCCGGAAGCGTCGGCCGCCGACACCACCCACGCCGTCTCCGCCCACGGGGTCACGGTCGTCACCGCCGCCGGCGACGAGTGCATCGCCTTCGGCAACGAGACGATGGACCTCACCGACACGCAGGCGAAGGTGCTCGCCATCCTGCTCAAGGCCGCCCCGAACCCCGTCGGGGTGCCGTTCATCGTGCCACGGGTCTGGCCGCGGCTGGCGTTCCTCGCCGGGGAGGAGCGCATCGGCGTCATCGTCCGCGACCTCACGAAGGGCCTGCCGACGATCGGGCTGGAGCTCAAATCCATCAAGGGCGTCGGCCTGGCGCTGGGAGGATTCGACACATGAGCGGATGGACCGACGAGATCGTGGCTTCGGCCCGGAAGATGATCGACGACGGCGAGACGTATGCGGCGACGGCCGCGCGGCTCAACCGGGCCTTCGGCACGTCGTTCTCGCGGAACGCCGTCATCGGGAAGCTGCTCCGCGCCGCCGGTGGCATCTACAAGCGTCGGCCCCGGCACAACGGCGCCCCGCGCGACGTTGTGGACTGGACGCCGGAGCTGCTCGCGCGGGCGAAGGCGCTGTGGCAGGCGGGCCAACACACGGCCGCGGAGATCGCCCGGACTCTCGGCGGCAACGTCACGCGCGACGCCGTGTCGGCCAAGGCGCACCGGCTTGGATGGGGCTCTCACCAGCCCGGCCCGCGGCCTGCCGGCGGCGACCGGCGTGCGTTCCGCGGCTCGGCCCTGCCCCGAGCGCTCCGGGCGTCGAAGCCGGTTCGCCCGATGCCACCCGCGCCGCCCGATGTCCGCAACCTGACGATCTTCGACCTGACGGAATCGACCTGCAAATGGCCGGTCGGGGAGGGCACCGGGGCGGATCAGCGCTTCTGCGGAGTAGACCGCTGGCGGCACGACAAGGCGCCGTACTGCGAATACCACCACCGGATCGCCTATCAGCCGGTCGAGGCCCGCCAGAGCCGCCGCCTCGTCAACCTCGCGAGGGCGGTGTGAGCGACTGGCCTTTCGGCGACCTGAAGCGTGGGCACTACGGGGCGATCCTCGCCGATCCGCCGTGGCACTTCCGCGCGCGGACGGCGATCGACAAGACGAACTGGGTCAGCCGGCGGGATGCGGAGAAGCACTATCCGGTGCTCGGCGTCCGGGACATCGCGGAATTGCCCGTCCGCGACCTCGCCGCTCCGGACTGCCACCTGTTCCTATGGACGACGGGGCCGTGTCTGCCGCAGGCCTTCGCCGTGATCGACGCCTGGGGCTTCCGCTACTCCGGCGTCGCCTTCACCTGGATCAAGCTGAAGCGGTCCTATGACGCGATGCAGCTTCGCGTCCTGCCGACGGCGGAGAGCGACCTTCACGTCGGGCTCGGGCTGACCACCAGGAAGAACGCCGAGTTCTGCCTGCTGGCGCGCCGCGGCAGTTGCCGGCGGGCCGCGAAGAACGTCCGCGAGGTGATCCTCGCCCCCGTGCGCGAGCATTCCCGAAAGCCGGAGGCCGCCCGCGAGCGCAACGAGGTCGACAAGTTCGGAGACGCGGCATGACGGCGCCTTGCTGCCCAACCTGCGGACATCCGGTTTCGGCACGGTTCACGGCGCCATCCGAGATCGTGGCCGCCGCGCGACTGACAGGGAACGAGCGCCGGATCGTCGAGCGGCTTGTCCGATCCTTCGGCAAATTCGTTTCGACCGAAGCATTGGTGCAGGCCGCCTTCGGCAATTGCATTGACGGCGGGCCGCTGCTCGACCGGCAGAATGTCTCGGTCCATGTTCACCGCTCGCGGCAAAAGCTAAAACGCCACGGCCTCACGATCGAAGGACGCAGCGGCGGACGGCGGCTGATCTGGCTCGCTACCGAAGAGACGGGGGGCCCGGCATGACCCCGTTCGGCGTCGCCCCCCGGATGGCCGGCTCCCGGTTCTTCGCCGCGGGCGTGGCGGTCGTGCCGCGCGAGCGCCTTGAGCCGCCGCCACGGCCCGTCCTGCCGCTGCCCCCCGAGCCCGCCCCGCCTGTGCTTGCCCCGATCCCGTCGCGGATCAGACCGCGCCAGTGGGAGGCGGCGATCATCCGCGCCGTCTGCGACGAGCACGGCCTCGACCCCGCCGTCGTCGTGAGCGCGAGCCGGACGGCGGACTGCCACGCCGCCCGGGCCGAGATCGTCCGCCGGCTCTTCGCCGCCCCCGGCCACGCCATGGCCAACCACCGCGCCGGGCTGCTCCTCGGCCGCGACCCCTCGACCATCTCCGCCATGCGGAACGGCGGCAAGGGGAGGGCGCGCCGGTGACCCGCTCCCGCTACGTCCAATGGCGCTCGCCCGACCGGCAGCCGTCGGCCCGGATCGCCGACGAGTGCCCTGCCTACCGCGTCGCCACCGAGGCGCTGGCCATCGCCATGGACCTCGGCTGCTCGGGCGACCTCTACGACGCGCTCTGGGCGCTCTGCCAGCGCGAGGCCGACGCCCATGCCGGGAAGGGGGGCGCGCCGGCATGAACGCCCCGACGACCTTCCTCGACGGGCGGGTGACGCTATACCTCGGCGACTGCCGGGATATCCTGCCTACGCTCGGCAAAGTCGACGCCGTGGTGACGGACCCGCCTTATGGGATTGGAAAGGACGGGCAAAAACGCACCACCGGCGGCCATGGAGGGCGAAAGGCATACGAATTTCTCGGCTGGGATGCGGAGAGGCCGGATTCCGAGACGTTTGCTTTATTGCTGGCCGCAGGCCACCACCATGTCATCTGGGGGGGGAACTATTTTGCCGATCTTTTCCCGGCAACAGGCAAATGGTTGGTGTGGGACAAGGGGCAGCGCATCAAGCAGTCGGATGGTGAGCTTGCGTGGACTAACAAGCAAGGGGCTCTGCGCATTTTCGATCTGAACCGCGTCGCTCTTATGACGGACGGCGCAGAGCATCCTACGCAAAAGCCGGTAGAGCTTATGCGGTGGTCGATTTTGCAACTCGATAACGTCGAAACCATCCTCGACCCCTTCATGGGCTCAGGCACCACCGGCGTCGCCGCCGTCAAGCTCGGCCGCCGCTTCATCGGCATAGAGATCGAGCCCAAGTATTTCGACATCGCCTGCCGCCGCATTGAGGAGGCGACGAAGCAGCCCGACATGTTCGTCGAGGTGCCGACCCCCGCGCGACAGGAGCAGCTCCTGTGAACGCGGTCCCCGCCCCCATCGAGGCCGAGATCGGCCCGCTCAACCTCGAGGCGGAGCAGGCGCTCCTCGGCGCCCTGATGGAAAGCCCCGACGCCTTCGGCGCCGTCTCCGCGTTCCTCGAGCCGGAGCACTTCAGCGAGGACGTCCACCAGCGCATCTACGCGACGATGCGCGACATGATCCGCGCCGGCCGCAAGCCGACCCCGGTCACGCTCAAGGACCATCTGCCCTACGCGACGCCGATCAACGGCGAGATGACGCTCGGCCAGTACGTGGCGCACCTGATGGGCGCGGCGGTCAGCGCCGATGCGATCGGCTTCGCCCGCGCGGTTCACGACCTCGCCGTCCGCCGGGAGCTGATCGCCATCGGAGCCGACATGCGATCGCTCGCCACCGAAGCGCCCGCCGGCCAGACGCCGAAGGCCCAGATCGACGCGGCGATCGAGAGGCTGTCGATCCTGGCGGCCGCCGGACTTCGCCGCTCGCAGCGCCAGAGCACCGCCGGCGCCGCGGCCGAGCGCATCATCGCCGACATCGAGAGCGAGGTGCCCGCCGATCCGCCCGTCTCGACCGGCCTTCTCGACCTCGACCGCATCATCGGCGGCTATCGCCGCGGCAACCTGGTGATCATGGCCGGGCGCCCCGGCATGGGCAAGAGCACGCTCGCCGGCTCCTCCGCCCTCAAGGTGGCGATGGCCGGCCACGGCGTCCTCTTCTTCTCGCGCGAGATGACTAAGGAGGAGCTGACCACCCGGCTCCTCACCGACCTCGCCTGGCGGGTGACCGAGCCCGTGACCTACAAGGCGATCCTCGACCGGGAGAAGCTCTCCGAGGAGCACCGCTTTCTGCTTCGCGACGCGGCGAAGCGCCTCCGCGACGTCCCGATGATCGTGGACCCACAGCAGGGCATGACGATCGCCGAGACGGTCGTGCGCGCCCGCCGGGTGAGCGAGGCGATGGCCCGGAAGGGCGTCCGCCTCGGCCTCATCGTCGACGACCATCTCGGCAAGGTCACCGTGCCCCGACAGGACAACCGGAACCTCGAGCTCGGCGCCGTCACCAGCGCGGCGGCCGAGGCGGCGAAGGAGCTCGACGCCTGCTACGTGATGCTCTGCCAGCTCAACCGGCAGGTCGAGGCCCGGGAGGGGCACAGGAAGCGTCCGCAGCTCTCCGACCTCCGCGAATCTACCGTGAGGCCTACTACCTCGCCAAGCAGCACGAGGACGACGCCGAGAAGGAGATCGCCCTCCAGCAGCGCCTTAACGACACCGCCCATGATCTCGAGGCGATCGTCCTCAAGAACCGCCAGGGCGGCGAGGGAATGGCGAAGCTGTGGGTGCATGCGGCCTGCGCCGCGGTCAGGAATCGGGGGTATTGATGGCACGGATCAGGTCGATCAAGCCGGAGTTCTGGACCTCCGCCCAGGTGATGGAGTGTTCGCCGAATGCCCGTCTCCTGTTCATCGGGCTTTGGAACTTTTGCGACGACGCCGGGCGGCACCAGATGTCGCCGAAGCGGATCAAGGCGGAGGTGTTCCCCGGAGACGACTTTTCGGCCGCCGACGTTCAGCGAATGCTCGGCGAATTGGTCGCGAACGGTCTGATAGAGACGTATACCGTTGATGGAGAAGACTATTTCGTCGTCACCGGCTGGCATCACCAGAAGATCGACAAGCCCCAGAAGCCGAAGTATCCGGGTCCGGACGAGAGCCGGTCCCGGAACGGTTCGGGAATGGTCGCGACTGATCTTAAGGATAGGATAGGAGAGGAGAAGAAAGAAAGACTCTTGCCGGCTTCGCCGCCAGCCAGCCCCCGGAAGCTCGACGGCAGCAAGCCGCCACGTCGTCAGACCGACGAAGCGTTCGAGCGGTTCAGGGCGGCCTACCCGAAGCGCAAGGGCGACTACGAATGGCGCACGGCCCGGGAGCGGTTCGACCGGGCGATCCGCGACGGCACCGACCCCGAGGCCATCATCGCCGGCGCGGCTCGCTACGCCGCCCAGCAGCGCGAGCTCGGCCACGAGGGTACGCCCTACGTCAAGCAGGCGAGCTCGTTCATGTCGGCCCGGACGTGGGAGGAGTTCTCGACGGCGCCGCCTCCCGCCAACGGCGCGACGCGGACGTTCGACCCGCGGAACGACGACGATGCGAAGCTCGCCCTCGCCGCCGCCCGGGCCCGCATGCAGTGGTCGACCGCGAAGTGGGGGGCGAAGCCGAACACCGCCGGCTGCGAGATCAACCCGGCCCTGATCCTGCCGACCGACGGCGACGGATGGTCGGAATGGGGGACGTGACATGGCGCGGAAACGGAAGGGCAAGGGAGGCCGGAAACCCATGATCGGACGCGAGCCCAACGGGCGGGCCTCCCGCCGTGTCGCCGACGTGGCCAGCCGGGAGATTCGCAACGCAAAGGACGCCATGTCCGTCGTCGTAGCCGCTCGCGCCCGCCACACCGGCCTGCCGGAAGACGTCGTCTCCCGCAACGTCGCCGGCCAGCCCAATGCTGGGACCGTCCATGGCGTGATGACGCTTCGGGGAGACCTCACCCGCGAGCAATGGGAGGCCGCGGAGTGGTGGATCGGGACGCGCACGGCCTGGCTCCGGTCGATCGAGGCGAGCGGCTGGCCGCGGGCCTCCGCGATGCCGGTCGCAGCCGATGATCCGCCGGATGATGCGGCGCCGCCGGCGGCTCCTCCGCCAGCCCGCGACGCCGACGCCTATCTGCGTTGGTGTCGTTCCATCGCCGAGACGTGGGACGCTGTGCAGGACTGCCTCCGGGATTGCGCCGTCGAAGCCCGCCGCCCCGTACAGGCCGCTCTTGACGTGATGCTCCTCCGCAATCAGCACATGCCGCACATGGTCGGCGATCTCAGGCTGGCGCTCAACGCGATCCACCGCCGGTTTCTCGGCGGTCGCAGGCCATCTTGACGGGCTTCCCGCTTTGCGCGATATGTCAACCACTCCATTCTGTCGATTTGTGCCCGCCCGGTCCGCCGTGGCGGGTTTTGCGTTTGCAGGGAGAGCCAGATGCTCAGGCCCGGCTCATACCCGGGCTCCCGGTGGTGCGACTCCACCCCCTGCTACCAACACGGCCGGCCCCTCTGCCCTCGGCACGGGTCGGTCCTCACAGCCCGCCCGGTCCGCCGTGGCGGGTTTTGCTTTTCCCGGAAAGCCACATGTCCAAACCATGCAAGCCCAAGAAGGGCGGGAAGCGCTAGGCGCGGTTTTCAACCCGATTTCAAGATGACCACGAAGAACGGACACGGCGGACGGCGACCGGGAGCGGGCCGCAAGGCAGGCGGCAGGAACGCCGCGACCGTTGCCCAAAAGAAGACCTTCGCCGAGATCGCGAAGGAGCACGCGCCGGCCGCCCTCGAAACGCTTGCCCAGATTGCGAAGCAGAGCGAGAGCGATTCCGCCCGCGTCGCTGCCTGCAACTCCATCCTCGACCGCGCCTACGGGAAGCCGCCGCAGTTCTCGACCGCCAACCATGCGGACTTCCGGCGCGCAACCGAGATGACCGATGACGAGCTTGCCAGTATCGCCGCAGGAGGCAGCCGAGATCCTGCTTCGGCGGAGGACCATCCGCCGGTCACTCACTGAAAAAGGTGAATGATGGTTGTGGTTGATGCTGAAGACCTGCCGCTACTGAATAGCCGCGCATGGAAAGGCCACACGGCGAGCGGACGCTATTTGAAGGCGCGTGTTGGCGGGAAGATGGTCTACCTTCATAGGCTCATTGCGGGAGCGCTGCCAGGCCAAATCGTTGACCACATCAACGGCGATACCTTGGACAACCGGCGGGCCAATCTGCGGATCACCGACAGGGCTGGTTCAAATCAGAACCGCGCTCGCCGGTCTGACAGCGCCGCTCCATTCAAGGGGATCACCAAACCCAAGAACGGGCGGTGGATAGCCCAAATCATGGCGAACAAGCGGTACCGTCGCATCGGGTCGTACGACACGGCCGAGGAGGCGGCCCGCGCCTACGATGCTGAAGCGCGGCGCTTGCATGGGCAGTATGCACGGGTCAATTTTCCCGAATGAAGCTGCCTCCGAGCTTCTTCGGCGGAGGGCAATACGGAGGAGTTTGACAGAGTGGTGCCGGCACTGCGGCTATGAGCCGGCCGCGCATCACCGGTTGCTGATCGAAGAGCTTGAGGCCGTCGCCCGCGGCGACAACGACAAGCTGGCGGTGTTCATGCCGCCCGGCTCGGCCAAGAGCACGTACGGGTCGGTCCTGTTCCCGTCGTGGATGACGACGGCCTCGTGGAACGTGCTCGCCGCGTCGCACACGACGGAGCTCGCGGAGAAGTGGGGACGGCGGGTCCGCAATTTGGTCGCGGAGCATGCACAGGTCCTCGGGGTGCGGCTTGCCGCCGACAACCAGGCGGCCGGCCGATGGGCTCTCGCTGATGGAGCGGAATACTACGCGGCGGGCGTGCTCACCGGCATCGCCGGCTTTCGTGCCATGCTCGGCATCATCGACGATCCGGTGCGATCGCGACAGGACGCAGACAGCGAGCTGATCCGTGATCGAACGTGGGAATGGTACATCAACGACTTCCGGACGCGGCTGGTCCCCGGCGCCCGGCAGATCATTATCCAGACCCGCTGGCACGAGGATGACCTTGCCGGCCGGCTCCTCCAGCATGGCGACTGGCGCGTGCTTTCGCTGCCTGCGATCGCCGAGGAGAACGACCCGCTCGGCCGCAAGCCCGGCGAGCCGCTGTGGGCGGATGACGGCTACGGCTACGGCGCCGACGTGCTGAGGCTTCGGGAGGACACTCCGGCCCGCACATGGTCCGCGCTTTACCAGCAGCGCCCGGCGCCCGAGGAAGGCGACTACTTCAAGGCCGCATGGCTGAAAGAGGGGGCACACCCGCCGCTCGCCGAGATGCAGGTCTACGGCGGGTCAGACTACGCGGTCACCGCGGACGGCGGCGACTACACGGTCCATGTCGTCGTCGGGCTCGATCCCGAGGGCCGCATGTACCTTCTCGACCTGTGGCGCCGGCAGGCCGCGTCGGACGTGTGGGTCGAAGCCTTCTGCGACCTCGTGCTGAAGTGGAAGCCGCTCGGGTGGGCCGAGGAGCAGGGGCAGATCAAGGCGGGCGTCGGCCCGTTCCTCGACCGCCGACAGAGCGAGCGGAAAGCCTACGTGGCGCGGGAGCAGTTCCCGACGCGCGGCGACAAAGCGGTCCGGGCGCAGTCGATCCGGGGGCGCATGGCGATCGAGGGGCTGTATTGCGATCCACGCGCACCCTGGTACGCGGATCTCCGGAGCGAGCTGTTGCACTTCCCGGCCGGCAAGCATGACGACCAGGTGGACGCGCTCGGCCTTGTCGGGCAGCTCCTCGACACGATGGTCTACGTCACGAAGCCGAAGCCCGAGACGCCTCAGAAGCGCTCCGGCTACACCACACGCGAACGGGCCGACATGGGCTCACTGGTGACGCTGTGACCGATAGCGGCTACTCCTCTTCGGCGCCTTCGGCCGGTGGCGGCGGGACGGGCGGCGTCGCGGCCGACACGACCGCCGACGACGGGCTCGACGTAACGCGCCTTCGCCAGCAATACGAGGACTTCAACTCGGCCAAATGGTCGGAGATCGAGGAACAGCGCACCGCGCGCCACTACTACCACGGCGACCAGTTCACGGCGAAAGAGGTCACGGAACTTCTCCGGCGCGGCCAGCCGATCATCGCCCGGAACAAGATCGACCGGAAGATCAACGGCGTCGTCGGCCTGATCGAACGGCTGCGGCAGGACCCGAAGGGCTTCCCGCGCACCCCGCAGGAAGACGAGCGCGGCGGTGCAGACGTGGCGACGGCGGCAATCCGCTACGTGCTCGACCAGCCGAACGACGACGATGCGGACTGGCCCTCGACGGCGGCCGAGGCGGCCCGTGTCGGAGCGATCAACGGGACGTTCGGCATTGAGCTTGCGCTGACGAAGGGGGACCGCGGCGACCCCGACGTGACCATGGCGCTGGTCGATCCGGACACGTTCTTCTACGACCCGCGCTCGTTCAAGTACACCTTCTCGGATGCCCGCTACATGGGCGTCGCGAAGTGGGTCGACCTCGACCTTGCCGAGGACATGTTCCCCGACAAGGCGGAGGAGCTTCGGAGCCTGATCGAGACTGGCGGGGGCCTCTCGACGTGGCAGCAGCGCGACCGCGAAATCCGCTGGACGGACAGCAAGGAGAAGCGGCTTTTCATCGTCGAGCACTGGTACGTGAAGCGCGGCGAGTGGCGGTACTGCTTCTACACCGGCGCGACAAAGCTCAAGACCGGCGTGTCGCCCTTCATCGACGAGAAGGGCAAGACCCTCTGCCGCTACATCATGGGGTCAGTGAACATCGACCACGACGGGGACCGGTACGGCTTCGTCCGGAACCTCAAGGGCCGCCAGGACGAGGTGAACGCGCGGGCGTCGAAGGGCCTGCATCTCCTCAACACCCGCCGGATGATCGCCGAGAAGGGCGCGGTTGCCGACATCGACGTGGCGCGGCGCGAGAGTGTTCGCCCGGACGGCTTTATCGAGGTCAACCCGAACAAGCGTTTCGAGTTTGATGACGCGGCCAAGCAGGCTGACCTTGCCGGACAGCTCGAATTTCTCGCCGAGGCCAAGGACGAAATCGAGAATTTCGGCCCGAACCCGGCCCTGATCGGGCAGGGGATCGAGAACAAGTCGGGCCGGGCGATCGCGCTGCTCCAGCAGGCCGGCATTGCCGAGCTTGGCCCGTTCATCCTCGCCTATCGCGGATGGAAGCTGCGGGTTTATCGCGCCATCTGGAACACGGTCCAGCGCTACTGGACGGCGGAGCGGTGGATTCGCGTCACCGACGACGAGGGCATGGCGCGGTTCCTCCAGCTCAACGGGCTGGCGCTCGACGAGATGGGTCGGCCGGCCATGGTCAACGCGGTCGGGGCGCTCGACGTGGACATCATCCTCGACGAGGGGCCTGACACGATCAACCTGATGCAGGACACTTACGACGCGCTGACGGCGCTGGCGCAGTCCGGCGCTCCGATCCCGCCGGAAGTCCTGATCGAGCTTTCGCCGATCCCGTCCGCGACGAAGCGGAAGGTGCTCGGCATCCTCGAGGAGGCGAAGAAGCCGGGGCCGATGCAGGAAGAGGGCGCCAAGGCGCAGCTCGACAACCTCAAGGCCAAGACGGCGAAGGACATCGCGGCGGCGCAGAAGACGATGGCCGACATTCCGGGAGGGCAGGCAAAGGCCATGCGCGACCGGGCCGGCGCCTTCCGGGATATCACGTCGGCCGCCACGGACATTCACCGGGCACGGCGCGAGCCGCCGCCGGGCATGGGCGCGCAGCCGTCAGACGGCGGCCTCGGGCAGTTCTCGTAACCCTCTCGCTTGAAAGGACAAGACCATGGCACTGACCACTGCGGAACGTGAAAGCCAGACGCTTGCCGGCGCGGACGATCTGCGCTGGAAAAGCGTGTCCGGCACTACCGACATCGACGACAGCGCGCAGACCGAGACTTCGGCCTTCGCGATCCTCACCATCGCGCCGCAGACCGGCTCGCCGCTCGAAGACTGCATCGTGGACATCGACCTGGCCAAGGCCACCACGGGCTTCGGCGCGGTGGAAACGTCGATCACGGTCACCTTCGCCGTCGCGCACAAGGTGGACGGCACCAACTGGCGCCGCCGGGTGATCAACGAAGCGGCCCTTTCCGGCACGCTCGCTGCGGCCCGCATGCAGCGCATCCCGGTCGGGTTCGTCCCGGTCGACGCTCAGGCGCGGATCGAGGCGACGTTCTCTTCGGACGTGACCAGCGACATGGAGCTGCCCTACCAGCTTCACTACAAGGGCCGGCAGGCCCCGACCGTTACAGAGGTCGCGGCGTAGGCTGCGACCTCTCTCGCCTGAAGCCTACCTCGTAACGCCGACGATACCGGCGGGCTGACGGACCAGCCTCACCACTCCGATGCGCCACGCCCGGCGACACAGGGCGATTCGTGATCAGCGACGAAACAGCGAAGGAACGGAGCCACCATGGCGACCGAACACGATGCCATTGCCGAGACTGACGCCTTCAACGACGCCTTCGGCGCCCCGAGCGATCCGGCGCCCGAGCCGGCCAAGGGGAGCGAGGACGGCGGAGACGGCGGCGGACAGGCGCGGGACGACAAGGGCCGGTTCGCCGGCCGCGAGGACCGCGCCGAGGACCAGCCGCAGCCGCAGGAGCGGGCACAGCCCGACGCCGAGCGGCACCACATCCCGCTTGCCGAGCACCTCTCGGAGCGGGAGAGGCGGCAGGCCGCTGAACGTCGTGCCGAGGAATTCGAGCGCGAGCTTGCCGCCCTGCGGCGTGCCCGAGCCGAAGCCGAGGCGGCGCAGCCCCGGCCCGAAATCCCGGACCCCTACGCCGACCCCGAGGGCTATGCCCGATGGGTGCGAGAGGAGGCCCGGCGCGAGGTCGAGGAGGTCCGGCGAGAGACCACGATCCAGCGTCTCGACGCTTCTTTCGAGGACGCGAAGGAAGAGCACGGGGACCGCTTCAAGGCGGCTTACGACGCCGCGATGGCGGAGAAGGCCCGAGGCAACAGCCAGCTCGTGGATCGCATCGTCAAGTCGGTCAATCCCGGCCGTGCGCTCATGAAGTGGTACGGCGAGCAGGAGACCGTCCGGGAGACCGGTGGCGACCTCACCGCCTATCGCAAGCGCATCCTCGAGGAGGCCCGCAAGGACCCCGAGTACCGCAAGCAGGTGCTCGCGGACATGGAAGCCGAGGCGCGTGGCGGCAACACCATCGTGGACCGTTCCAACATCACCGATCTCCCCTCGCTCACCCGGACGGCCGGCGGCGGAGGCCGCGGCAACCCCATGGGTGACAGCGACGCGGAGCAGTTCGCATCCGCCTTCGGCCGCCAGCGCCGCTGAGCGCACGCCCGGCCGGGCAACAAGAAAGGGTCTGAGCCATGGCTCTCACCACGATCCAGAGCAACAACAAGCTCATCAAATTCCGCACCGACTTCATCAAGGAGTGGGCGCGGAGCAATCTCTTCTCGCCGTACAAGGGGACCGACCTCACGTCGATCTTCCGGGTCTACAACGACCTGAAGCCCGGCGGCGAGCAGATCAACCTCCCCATCCTCGCCAACGCGACCGGCGCCGGCGTCGGCTCCGGCACGCTGACCGGCAACGAGGAGGACTTCGACTCCTACGGCATGCGCGGGTGGATCGACTGGGCTCGCAACGCCGTCGCGGTCAAGAAGAGCGAGCGCCACAAGGACTCGGCCGATCTCTTCGGCGAGGCCCGCCCGTGGCTCAACCAGTGGGCCGACGACCTCCAGCGCGACGAGACGATTGAAGCGCTGATGTCGCTGCCGAGCGAGTCCGCCCCGGCGAACCTCGGCTCGAATGCCGGTGATCGCGTCAACGGCATTCGCTACGCCGACGCGACCCCGACCCAGCGGAGCACGTGGAACAGCGACAACTCCGATCGGGTGCTCTACGGCAACTCGATCGCGAACTACAACGCGACCCACGCCACCGCGCTCGCCAATGTCGACGCGACGAACGACCTGTTCGGCCTCGGCTCGTCGTCCCTGATGAAGTACGTGGCGAAGCAGGCCAAGCCGAAAATCCGCCCCTACAAGGCGGAGAATGGCAAGGAGTACTTCGTCGCCTTCCACGGGTCGCTCACCTTCCGCGATCTCCAGGCGGCCCTCGACGCCGCCGGCATCGACAAGGATGCGCGCGCCCGCGAGGGCTCCGCGATGGACAAGAACCCGCTCTTCCAGGGCGGCGACGAGCTCTATCGCGGCGTGATCCACGTCGAGGTGCCGGAGATCGACACCTGGGTGGACGATATCGGCACGTCGCTGAAGACCGCTGGCGCGAACTCGATCCGCGTCAACCCGGTGTTCCTCTGCGGCCAGTCGGCGCTGGCGATGCTCATCGGCCAGATGCCGAAGCCGACGCAGCGGTCCGACACCGACTACGGCTTCATCGAGGGCGTCGGCGTCGAGATGGCCTACGGCTTCGGCAAGGTCTTCAAGAAGACCAAGGGCGGCACCGCCCTGAAGCAGTGGGGCATGGTGACCGGCTTCTTCGCCGCGTCGGGCACCTGAACGACCTGACGGGCGGGGCTTCGGCTCCGCCCGTTTCCATTCGGGGCGGCTGGCGGCCGCCCCCTCGCTTCACCCACCTCCAATCGAAGGAATGAGACCATGACCCGCACCATCCCGGCGCGCGAGCTGTACGGCCAGCAGATCACCTTCATCAAGACCCGCCTGATCACCTTTGCCGACGACGGTACGGCGGTCCACTGCGACGCGAAGATCCCGGCCGGCTCGCTCATCATCAAGCCGATTTCCGGCTTCATGGTGAACGTCGCCTTCGACGGCTCGGCCGTCGTCGATGCCGGCCCGACCACGAATGACGACCTGTGGGCGACCGACCTCGCCACCGGCACCGTCACCTTCGTCCCGTTCGACGAGGCCGTGACGATGTACGTCAGCGCCGATACCGACGTGATCTTCACCATGTCGGGCGGCACCGTCACCGCCGGCGAGGGCTACGGCGTCGTCGCGTTCATCAAGCTCTGACGCCATCGGCCGGCGGCTTCGGCTGCCGGCCCCTTCTCCCCGGAGGCACCATGACCAGCATTACCTTCCTCGGCGGCGAGGAAACCGGCAACGTCGCCTATGTCGACTGGAACGGCTACCGGTTCCACATCAACCAGCCGGTCGAGTGCGACAATCCGCATGTCCTCACGAAGGCGCGCGGCAACCGCTTTTTCCGGGTGGGCGACGTGATCGTCGCCGATCCGCCCAAGCCCGACCCGATGGCCAAGGCGCGGGCCGCGAAGGCGGCGAAGCGCATGACCGCGGACGAAGCCGAGAAGGCCGACGACGAGGCCGGTGACGCCTGATGGCCGCGCCGGCCCGCTCCCGTGCCCAACTCGTCGAGCGCGCCTTGCGCGTGATGGGCGTGGTGCCCGCCGGCCAGTCGGCGGACCCGGAGGATGCGCGCGTCGTCGACGACTTCGTTGAGCCGCTTCTGGCCCGCCTCGACGCCGAGGGCATCACCACCATCGACGATCCGGACGCCATCCCGGCGGCGCAGTTCCTCGACGTTGCGGTGCTGCTCGCCGACGACGCCAAGACGGATTTCGGGATGACGGCGCTTCCGGGCTTCGACCCGATGAAATCGGAAATCCGGCTGCGGACGATCGTATCGACCGGTCCGACCATGGAGACGGTCGAGACGACCGACCCGGACACGGGCGAAGACGTGGAATACGAACAGCCGCAGACGCTGGCACCGGAGTGGATATGATGCTCACTCGGGCCGATCTTGAAGATCGCCTCACGTATGATCCCGCGACGGGAGTATTCGTCTGGAAGATCAAGCGCGGGCGCAGTCGCGGCCGACAGGTGGCCGGCTACAAGAGGCCGGACGGCTACTGGTGCATCGTGGTCAATTGTGTGCCGCAGATGGCACACCGGCTTGCGTGGATCATGATGACCGGCTCGCGGCCCCCGGCAGACATCGACCACATCAACGGCGACCGAGCCGATAATCGGTGGGCGAACTTGCGTTCGGCTACCCGGTCCCAAAACAACGCGAATAGCCGGCCGCGTCGCGATGGTTGCCTAAAGGGCGTCTCAAAGCGGTCAAGAGATGGGCGGTACGTCGCGCAAATCAGTGTGGGTGGGCGAAAGCGCTACATCGGCCTGTTTGCCACCGAGGAAGAAGCACATGCCGCTTATGCGGCGGAAGCCACCAAGCACTACGGCGAGTTTGCGAGGGTCGTCTGATGCGATATGGCCTGTATCGACTATTCGTTCCGTCACAGGCTGTCGGCGCGAACAAGACGTTCCTTGACCTCTACAACGGGTCGGAGCGCGCGATCACGATTTCATCGGTCGAGGCGATCAAGGACGGGTCGCAGGCGGTGACCGGCACGCTGGCGGTGCAACTCTTCCTGACGCGCACGAGCGCGGTGGGGACGGGCGGCACGACGGCGACGGAGGAGGGGACGAGCCTCACGGCGGCGACCATCACGAAGCTCGACACGCGGGCGCTGCCGGACGGCG